ATAGAAATAAAGAGCTGACAGAACTATGTTCGAACAACGCGTAAATTCTGACGTACTGACCGTTTCTACCGTTAACTCTCAGGATCAGGTAACTCAAAAGCCCCTGCGTGACTCGGTTAAACAGGCACTGAAGAACTATTTTGCTCAACTGAACGGTCAGGATGTGAATGACCTGTATGAGCTGGTACTGGCTGAAGTTGAACAGCCCCTGTTGGACATGGTGATGCAATACACCCGTGGTAACCAGACCCGCGCTGCTCTGATGATGGGCATCAACCGCGGTACGCTGCGTAAAAAACTGAAAAAATACGGCATGAACTGATACTAATCAGTTAACTTGTTGATTAAAAAGGCGCTCTTCGGCATGGGGAAGCGCCTTTTTTATTGAAATGACTACACCACTGACTACACGGAAGGATGAACTACAATAAACGATAACGAGCGTTATCGACGTGGTGTGCTAGGTTTTTTCCACTCAAATGCGCCTGTACTCATCCTCTGGCGGTGCCGTTTCTTCGCGGCCAGACAAGCCGCAACACTTGTACGGATCGCCAGTTTATCTTGCCCGTTAAGCTCATGCCCCTGCAACCTTGCTGCACTGATAATGGCAGACTCTAAAGTTTCTTTTTTTAACATGCTGCACCTCAGTTGATCGGTTACGCCTACATGATGAGGCGTACCGTAATCATTTTTATCGTGGTTTTTTTGGCTGTAGATTGGAATAAATGGCGCGTCCGAATTGCTTTTGCGGGTTGTGTACTTCAGCGGTTAGCTCATTGATGAGTTGCCGCTTAAGCGCAGCGTTACGCTGATCAAAGGCCAGCAGAGTGGCATCGTCAGGCTTCCCGGTAAAGGTGTTAGGCGCACTGATACTGATCGCAATACGTGGCTGTGCCTCTATCTGTCTGGCGGCATCCTGTACCGCCGGTGACTGACGACCAATAGCGCGAACCCCCAGCGAACCATCAGCACCACGGGTCAACGGCATAATGGCTTCCGGCCCGGCTTCACCGAACACGCCCGCGCCTTTCGCAAAGGCAAAATACTGCGGAGTGCTGTATACACCATCGCTGTATGCAGAAAGCGACGGTGAATCGTAAACGCCGCCCAGCGCGTTAAAAGAGAAATTTGCGCCTGCACTTTGAATGGCTGTCCCGCTGCTGGCTGCACCACTCGCGCCACCAAATAAACTCCCAAACATCCCACCAGCACCGCCGCCCACTGAAGCCAGAATAGCTTTGGTGATCAGCGCCTGCGTCGCCATCTGGATCAGCGACTGAATGACACTTTCGCCCAGAGACGTGAAGATGTTCGACATACCGTCTTTAAAGCTGGTTGCTCCCGTCAGAACGTTTGTCATATTGGTGGAGATCGAGTTGGTGGCATTGTTCAGAATTTCGCTGGTAGCCGTTGCTGACATCGAACTCAGGTCTTTTGCCTGATCCGCATAATTCATCAGAGAATCGCTAATTCCTGCTCTCCAGTCTGATTGTTGAGCGTCGGATTGTTTCTGGTAGTCATCCTGTATCGCCAGCCGTTCAGCAAGGGCGGCTTTCAGCGCTTCTGTTTGCTGTTCATAAAGGTCTTTAGATAGCTGTTTACTGCTGAAATCGCGATCTAACTCATCCTGCCGTTTGCGGAAATCAGCGCGGATATCGGCCATTTCTTTCATACGGTCACGGGCTTTGTTACCCATACCAGCACCGAGGAAATCAATATTCCCCCGGTCACGCGCAGCAGCATTGCTATCAGCCAGACCGTTTCTGAATGCCTGAAGTTTTTCCTCTATATTTTTCTGGTCAATAAGGGCCGCATTTTGTAGCAAAATTGCTTTTTTAGCGTTATCGAGAGATGCAAGTTCTCCCTGAACAACCTGATATTTCATTTTTGCCAGTTCGTTATTTTGTCCGGCAAGAGATATTTGTTCACGCTGCTGTTTAAGCAAGCGGGTATACACATCTTCTGTTTTTTCGATATCAGATTTACCGCGTGGCTTTTTATGCGATTCATTAAGATTAAAATCAGTGGCTGCATTTCCCTGAATAGCCGCGATCTGCGCGTCTTGTCCCGGCAAAATTTTACCCTGATTATCAGTCCTTACCGCGCCCTGCCTTATGGCATCCTGTAGGGCTTTCAGCTTGGCTCTCTCCACGCCCTCTTTTTGGGATAGAGCAATGCTTTCTTTTTGTTGTTTTATAAAGGTATCGTAAGCCTTATTTATTTGAGGTGTTTGCGGCTGATTGTCTGCTGATTTCGCCTTCATCTCGTCCATAAACTGGATGGTCATCGAAAAAAGCGAGGCCATTTTATCCCCAAAGCCCAGCGTACTCATAATTGAACTTTTAATTTTATTAAATGCAGCAGCTGAAGCGTTTACCTTTTCCTCAAGCTCTTTTTGTAGTTTATTCTGCGCGTCAACCGCGTTATTTAGCTGAATGGTAGTATCAGCTATATCACGCGATAATTTATTGTATTCACGCTGATATTTAGCTGCATTTCTTACGTGACCATTATTCTGATCGTTCTCCACCCCCATTTGATGGGCCAGCATTGTGTATTCCTGAACTTTCCGGGCGGCTTCTGCCTGTGCGTCCCTCAAGTCCTCCAGCTTATCTTTGAGCGCGTCAATGGATTCACCAGAATCGGCAATAGAGCCTCTGATTTGAATTTCGCTCATGGCTTTCGCTTTTTCCACCACCTCATCAAGGGTGGAGGCATACTGTATCGCAGACTGACGCGCCTGTTCCTGATTCTGATACCATGTATACCAGGCGCCTGCCCCCAGCATCAAAATCCCTGGAATGCCACCAAATAAGGATGATACGCCAGCCCATGCGGTTCTTGTTACAGAGGTGAGCGCATTAAGCCGCTGATTGGCTATTGACAGCTCATTGACCGTGGCGGTTTCCGCTTTATTCGTTTTGACCATCTCCATTGAGTTTCTGGCAAGCAGCGTCCTGATTGATGCGCGTTGTTTTTCAGTCTGCGCCAGTTCAAGTTGAGCCACGAGTGAGCGCTGATTAGACAGAAGCACCGATTTTTCCGCTTCAATCTGAACAAGAGAAGCATTCGCCCCTTCGATTTTAGCAGCGGTGCTGGCAATCTCCGCCCCTCTGGCCCTCACAAGTTCTTCGGTCTGTGATTTCAGTTGCAGCGTCCAGTTACCCAGAAAACGGGTCACGCCCACAGCCGTTAACGCTCCCGCTGCCATTGCTACGGTATCAATGTTCTCAGCCAGTGAATCAAGCCCACCAGCAAGGGCGGCGGAGGCACCGTACGCATCATTTGTGCCGCCCACCCAGGCCATAAAGGCATTTTCAACCTTTTGAGTCGAGGCTGATACCGTTTTGGGCATTGAATCAAATTCAGCCTGCATCACCCGTAACTGAGCGGTAATAGCCGGAACCACTTTATCTATTGTCAGCAGTCCATTATCAGCCATCGCCTTGAGGTCTTTGCGGGCAACGCCCATACCAGCCGCTAAGGCTCGGATGATCCGATCACCGTTTTCGTTAACGGAGTTGAATTCCTCCCCGCGCAATACCCCCTGCGCAAGCGCCTGGCTGAACTGCGTGATAACCGAACTGGCCTCTGACGTGCTGGCCCCGGATAATTTAAGGCCGGTGCTGATAGCCTCGGTGACTTTCAGTACATCACCAGAGGAATAGCCAAACTCACGCATGGATGCCGCCGAACGGGCAAATAAGCCCGCGTTATCGCTGAAAGCTGTACCGGTTTTCTGGCTGATATCCATCAGCAAACGTTGTGAGTGAGTGAAATCATCGGTCGATGTGGATGCCTGTTTCAGTCGGGCATTGACGGAACTCCATTCATCAGCAAGCGATATCAAATGCCCTGTAGCGAATGCCCCGGCAAACGCGCCAGCCATTCCCATCGCGGCATTCTTCGTTTCCGACAACTGAGCGGAGACTTCGGCCAGAGCCTGCCTCGTCTCACGCGCAGAGGTCGCGGCCTGCCGCCCACCTCGTTGCATCGTTTTGTAGTAGTCTGATCCCAGCCGGGAAGCGCGTGATATTTCGGTCTGGAATGATTGCGAGTTTGCTGAAACTTTGATTATCAGCTCGCGTAATGTAGCCATAGTTCACCTCGTGTCAGATGCCGTCAAAAGCAGCGAGCCGCTGTTTATGGGTTTCACTCATATCGAATGCAAAATCCTCGTGTTCCGCCTGGAATGTGCCAAATGCCATTAGCGC